CGCGCCAGACAGATCGTGCTGCGCCGCGACAACCCCAACGACGGGGAGATCATCGACCCCGGCCAGCAGGACCGGGAGCAGAAGCGGATCCTGCGCCGGCTGAACCGCCGCGCCAATGAGTGGGAGATCGCCCAGGTTTGGCGTCACCGTCTCACCGCCCAGTTCATGCTGTCCTCACGCGGGGTGTTCGTCGAGGCGGTCCGCACACGCGGCGGCGGTATCCACTCGGTTTACCTGCTGGATCCTGATGCGGTTCTGCCCGTGCCGGGGCGGCGGAAGAAGAACCCGCAGGATCCGAATGAGATCGGTGTCGTCACTCCCATCGAGTCGTTCCGGGTGACCACGGCGGTAGCCAATGGTTCCCCCCGGTGGGATTGGCGGCCACCGTTCGATCCCAACGCTTCTCCAGAGGACCAGCCCAGCGGCATCGTGTGGCTGCGCTCCCCGCACCCCACGATGTTCGAGCGCGGCATGTCGCCCATGGAAGCCGCCGGCCTGTCCGCAGACCTCGACCGATATGCGCGCCTGTACAACCGCAGGTTCATGCTCGAAGACGGCCGGCCGGGCGGCATCCTGGCCGTGAAGGGCCCCCTGGACCCGAACTATGAGGACGTGCTGGCCGCCCGGTTCAACGGGGGGCCGAACGTCTCCAATGCCCGCACTACCGTCATCGAAGCCGACGACATGGCGTGGACGGACACGTCCGGGACACCCCGGGACACTCAGTGGGCCGACACCATGGACCGGACCAAACGCGAGATCTGCGTGGCGTTCGGACTGCCCGAGTCCGTTGTCTCCGATGCGTCGGGGCAAACATTCGATAATGCTGATGCTGATTACGCTAAAGCGTGGGAGCATTGCATGTTGCCATTGTTCCGGCTATTGGACGCGCAATTGGATGTCCTGTCACCGGGCGGCTATGACGATGAGACCTACCTCTCCCATGACGTTTCCGATGTGTGGGTGCTGGGCCGGCATCAGCGCGCCGATGAGGACCGGGCGGCGGCCGACCTCGACCGGGGCGCGATCAGCATCGACGAGTACCGCGAGGTGTGCGACCGCGATCCGATAAACGTCCCCGGTACCCGCGTGCTGTGGATCCCGTCCGCGCGCCTGGCCATCGACGACGGTCAGCCCGCCCACGACGGGGACGCTCACGCCGCCGGCAACGCCCCCATCGGCAATGGGCAGCTCGGCATGGCACCGGCTGGGGGCGCGGGCGGTGCCGGGGTGCCCAATACGCTGCCGGCGGGCTTCGGTGTCGACCCGAGCGCGGACCTGGAAGGCCCTGGACAGGACAGTGGCGCGCCGGCTGATGCGGTGACGGCGGGGCCACCGAACCAGCGGGCCATCGGCCAAGCTGATCGCACCGCACCGGGTAGCGCGGTCGACGCCGCGCCAGTTCAGGTCAAGAGCCTGGAGGATGAGCAGAGCGGGGGGCGACCCGCTCGCCGCTGACGCCCTTCCGGCGTTGGCCGCCCAGGCCGCGATGATCTCCGAAGCTCTCCCCGATCCGGAGCCCGGCCCGATCCGCACCGCGCTGGCCGATCACGGTGCGGCGCGCATCGACCGGGCGGTGGCGTTGATGGATGCCGCGATCGGCGGCTACAACGACCGGCTGGAGGCGGTTGTCGAGGCCCGGATGCGCGGCCCGAAGGCTCGCAAGGGCACCCGCTTCTGGTCCGATGGGGTGAAATCGGTATCAGGGCGAGGGGAAGTGGCCTCTTACGGACATAGAACCGAAGTCAAAGCCCTCGACGCGTCCTACGTGTTACCCGAGCGGGTGGTCACTGAGGTCGCCGACGCCGTACGCCCGGTGGGGTTGCGGATCGTGGCGGACGCTTCCGCAGCTGTCGCGAAGTCCCTGGGGCGCCCGAACACGGGGCTCGCGGCACTGGACTGGTCGGCGATCTCCAGCGCGGTCGACTCGGTAGTGGGGCGGATGCTGGAAGTCAACGAACGCCACGCTGTTGACATCCGCCGGGAGATCCTGGCCGCCGACTCCACGGCGGGGAACCTGTCCGAGGCGATCGACCGGGTCATGGAGGCCACCAAGCGCGGCGGCCGATGGCTGCTGATCAACGGGCGCACTCTGGCCACGGCGCTGGCCGGCGACGCCGCGCTGGGGGCGGCGAAAGCCCTGGGCGTTACCCACACTCAGTGGCTGTCGCGGCGCGATGACCGGGTCCGCCATACCCACGTCGAGGCCGACGGGCAGATCCGGCCCGTGGGGGAGAAGTTTCAGGTGGGCGAGTTCGGCCTGCGGTTCCCCGCTGACCCGATGGTGCTGCCGGCCGGTGGCCGGGAAGTGTTCGGGTGCCGCTGTTCGCTGCTTTTCTCGAGACCGGCCCCCGATAAGGCCCGCGCGGTGGGTTTGGCGCAGCGCGGCACACCGAAGGCGGCCACCCGGTTGCTGCGGGCGGGGATTCCCCGAACGGATGGCCCGCTAGTGGTCAGTGCGCCGGAGCTGGGTGAGCCGATGGCGATACCCGAGGTGTCGGTTCCGGCTGACGTGGTGGGTTACCGGGTGCTCGGTGGCGAGGTGGCGGTGGCACCGGGGCAGCAGTTGTCCTGGCCGGGCGCGCTGGCGCTCGCGCTGGCCCCACCCGTGGTCGCGGGCGCGGCGGTGCTGGCGGTGACCGTCCCGACCGGGACACTGGTGGGTGTTTCGAGTGGGGCGTTGGTGCTCGCGGCGGGCGTGGTGCTGGCGGTGGCGGCCGTGTCGGCGGGTCAGATCGTGGCCACGCCGGCCGCTGCGGCTTAGGGTTCGCCCATGATCGGACTAATTGTCGGCTTGCTGATCCTGTGGGTCATCGTGGGCGTCATCGGCGCGGCGGTGCACGTCGTGGGCTGGCTGCTCTATGTGGCCATTGTGTTGTTCGTCGTCACGGTGATCTGGGGTGCGGTCGCGCACGGTAAGAAAACTCAGCCCTGACGCCACGAAACCCGGCCCGCTTGCTACACGGGCCGGGTTTCGCCTGGCCGTAGACCGCCGGACCAGAGCTTGGCTGACTTTACGCCAGAGCTGCGATGGTGGCGCAGATGAACAGGACCATCACGGCGAGGCACGCGTAGCCGATGACGAGTCCGGCGGTGGCGAGGCCCTTGCCCTGCTCTCCGGTGAGCTTGATCTGACTGCGGGCGATGTGGCCGAGGACGAGCCCCGCCGGCCAGCAAAAGAACGCGAAGACCAGTGACAGGATCGCCAGGGTGTTGGTGTGCGGGTTGGGGGTGGTGGGTTCGGCGGCTGGGGTGGTGACTGCTGTGGTCATGTGGTGCTCGCTTTCGGTTGGGTCGGAACGCTTACGCCCGCTACATCGCAGAGTTGCGGAGCTGCGTTACAGTTGCGGCAATAGCGCAGCCCCGCTACACTCGAAAGTGTTCCGACCGCACCGACAACTGGAGATCTCAATGACCGCAGCACTCGCGACCGCCCCTGCCATTGACGGCCGTATCGACGCCATGGCCACCCTGGGCACCGACGTCCGGCACTCCGGCTCCGCCCACCAGGCCCTCATTGACGCCGGGATCGCCGGCATGGACGTCCGCAAGGTTCCCGTCCTGTCCGCCAACACCGGCCAGCTCGTCGAGGGCCAGTACTGCCTGGAAAACGCGCTCGGTGAGCCCTTGCACAACATCACTGTCGGCGACGATTTTCAGGTGGTGCAGTTCGAGGACAACGCTGACGCCCTGGATGCCGTCGCCCGCCAGACCGGGGCCACCATCGCCAACGCCGGCAAGATCGACGTCCGGCACTACGGCATCGGCGGGGCGCGTGCGTTCGTCTCCCTGGAGCTGCCCGAGCCCATCGTCGTCGGCGACGACCGCATGATCGGTTACGTCACCGCGTTCATGTCCCACGGGCTGTCGTCGAACCACTTCATTCCCGGCGCGAAGCGCGCGTGGTGTGCCAACCAGCAGTCCCAGATGGTCCGCGAAGGCCGCGACCTGAAGGTCACCATCCGGCACACCTCCTCCGCCCTGGAGCGCACCGCGCTGGCCGGTGACACCCTGATGGCCACCGTCGCCGGCATGCGCGACCTGGAAACCGAGGGTCGCCAAATGCTCGCCACGCCGGTCACCGACGACGAGTTCGGCACGATCATCGACATCATGTACCCGCTCGGCGGGGAGTCCAAGGCCGCGCAGACCCGCTACGACAAGCGCGTCGAAGCCCTCCAGGAGCTTTACACCGGCCCCACCAACGCCAACATCACCGGCACCGCATGGGGCGCTTACCAGGCCATCAACGAGTACGGCCAGTGGGTGCAGGGCATCCGCAGCGGCGGTGACGACAACCTCGACCGGGCCCGCGCCCGCCGGGCCCTGACGTCCTCGACGCTGGCCGCCACCCAGATCAAGGCCTACACCGTGATCCGGGAGATGTACGGGCTCGCTGCCTAACCCAAGACTCCCAGGGACCTCCGGAAGTGAGCATCGGGGAAGGATCGCTCACGACTGGCGCAGGCCCAATCGCCGGGTGGGAGCCGGTGTAAGGAAGGGACAGCTCCGTTCTCCCTCGTCGGAACACGGGCGGAGCTGTTCCGGGGCGGTCCCCCTGCCTAGTGGCACTGGGCGGGGTGGCCGCCCCACCCGCCCGTTCCGGCCGCTACCAACACCCGCTAGGGGATCCAATGGGACTTCGTAGATCGAAGCTCAAGCGCAGTAGCCAGTTCCAGCGCATCGAAGACCTACCCCTGTGGCTCCGTGACAAGATCGAAGCCGATCGGGCGCTGTGGCACGACGGCAAGTCCAAGACGTGCATGCACAACCCCACTCCCCGCAACGGCATGCCCGTGGTGATGTCCGCCGCGAAGTGCGGGCTCGTCGTCTGCGGTCTGTGCACCGATCTGGTGACCGCACCCAGTTCCCAGACCGTCGCGAACCTCACCTGTGACGGGTGCGGTCACGTCGTCGAGAACACCGTCACTGATCACCTCACCGGGGCGATGGCGAAGCTTCAGGGCCTGACTTACGTCTTCGCGGTGTGCTCACTGTGCCGGGGTCGGATGTCGCAAGCCCGTTAACGCGAACAGCCCGCCATTGCTGGCGGGCTGTCCCGGTTCCGGCCTCACCCGAGGGTTATCCCACAGAGGCATAGCCTCAATGTGGGTCCCGAGATCCGCAAGGCCGAGTGTAACAGGGCAGTGCGGGCGATTCCAGATCATGCGGCGTGCCCCAGCTCCCGGCAGCGCCGTGGCTGACACCATGCGCTACGTGCAGCTCACTATCGGCGACCATGTGCACTATCGCGCTCACGGTAGCCCCGTCCTGATCGACGGGACGCAGGTCTACCGGCCGCGCTGCCGCCCAGCGATCGCCGTTGAGCAGCTGGGCGCCAGCATGTGGAACTTCTACGTCATCACGCCTACGGGAACGCACCACAACGAGTGCACCTATGACGAGGCGATGGCCGGGGGAACCTGGCACTTCCCCGGTGACGCCTGTGACTGACGAGGAGCCGAAGACCTACAGCGGGGGCATGCTCGCACTGATCCCCGACAATCCCGGTGAGCTGGTTGTCGACGGCGGTGATCCTGCCGATCAGATCCACCTGACCCTGCTCTACCTGGGCGATGACGTCGCTCAGTGGCCGGCGGGGCAAGCCCAGCACTTGAAAGAGCTGATCACGGCGAGCGGGCCGGGCCTGGACGCGGTCACCGCTCGGATCATTGGTCACGCCACGTTGAACCCCGACGGGGACGCCGGCAGCGACAAAGAGCCGTGTGCGGTCTACCTGGTGGGCGACACGCCCGACCTTGACCCACTGCGCAAATGGGCCACCTGGGTCATGGCTACGGGTGAGGATTACCCGGATCTACCCGACCAGCACACCCCTGTCCTGTGGCATGTGACGGCCGGCTACGGAATCAGCATCGACGCGTTGAGCTACACCGGCCCGGTGCGCTTCACCACGCTGCGCCTCGCGCTCGCTGGTGACGTGCTCGATGTGCCGTTGGGAGATCAGGAGGCGGGCATGCCCAGACCACAGGTCAAGTCGATCACGTTCACACCGCCGAAGGCGGTGCGCGACGCGGCGGAGGGCCTGGACGGTCCGTACGCGCAGGAGGTGATTGAGGGCAAGGCCCTGGATATGTCGGGGCTGATCTGGGTCGCGGGGGCGTGCGGGCCGGCGGGACTGTCGTGGGCTGGGGACATGATGGGCCGTGCGGAGGTCAAGGCCGCTGTGCGGGAGATGAACATGGGCCGGGTGGTCAATGACGGGCCGCGCCTGGAGTCCATTGATGATCTGCATCGGGCGATCGAGGAGCACGGGAACTGTCCCACTGAGGATCGCCCGGCGCGGGTGCGGGTATTACGGGGCCACGCGAAGCGCCTGGGGGCCAGCGCGCACACCCTGTCCCGCATCGACACGCTGGAAGGTGCCAGCACCGACGGCAGCGGCACGAAGTCTGCACCTGAGGATGAGGTTGAGACGAAGTCGTGGGCACCGGGCAATGCCGCGCCCGCACCGCTGCCGCACCTGGCCGCGCTGCACGCGGCGATCCGGGCACACTCGAAGGTCCGCGACAGCCACAAGGCCAAGCACAAAGAACACCTCGCGGCCGAGGCGATCCGGTTGGGCGCCGAGCCCCACGTGCACGCCAAGATCGGCTACCTGGAGCCGCACTCATTTCACGGGAAGTCCCTGGAGGACGGGGTCGAGGTCAAGGTCACCTCACCGTCGCCGGGGGCGTCGCGATTGCGTAACTTCTGGGCTCGCACCGCGAAAGGCCGGGCGAAGTGGAAGCCGGGCATTCCCGGTGATTTCAAGCGCCTGCGCCGGCATCTGGCGAAATACGTGCACAATCCGCGCATTCTGAACGGTTTGACCGCGAACATTCACAAGATCGCCACGGGTGAGTGGCCGGGCAAGAACGCGCACACCGCGAAAGCCAAGCCCGGCAAGCCGATCACTTACGGTGTGAAGTCGCTGGTTGACTGGGACTGGGATGCCACGGAGGTCAAAAGTCTCGCTGTGGCCGAGCCGGACTTAGCGGAGATGTTCGCCGGCATCGACGACTGGGGTCAGATTTTCGATGAGCCGTGGGTGGAGGGTTATCTCGCGGAGCTGGCCGAAGCCCAGGGCGACACCGATGAGGACGCCGAGCCACCCAGTGAGGTGGAGCGCACCGCCGCGCTGGCCGCACTGGGTTCCAAGCTCGTCGCCGACCCCGACCCTGTGGTGGTCGAGGAGGCCGAGCCCGAGGCGGACCCGGTCGACGGGGTGCCGTCGGGCGACCCGGACCCCGGTGCTGACGACGGTGGCTGGGGTGCGCTGTTCGAGGCGGCATCGGCGGAGGCCGTGACGTGACCACAACGTTCCCGGATGACGTCGACACTCCGGAGGACATGGATGCGCTGGAGTGGAAGGCGCTGCCCACAGCGGAGATGACCTCCCCGCTGACCGGGGTGATCGGTCACGACGACGCCGACGGCACGATCACGGCGCTGGTCGCGGTCTCTGGGGTGGTCGATGAGGTCGGCGACGTCATCGTGCCGGGCTCGCTGGCCACCGCGATCAAGCGGCTGAAGCCCAAGGGCGTGATGTCGCACAACTGGTCAGCGAAGGTGTCGCGGCTGGTGTGGTCGAAGGAACTCATGCCGGGTGACCCGCAGTTGCCTAAGACGACTCCGCAGGGTGAGCCGTGGCCGGCCAACGCGGGCGGTCTGCTGATCAAGGCGAAGTACAACCTGGATAAAGAGATCGGCCGCGACGCTTACGCGGACGCTAAGTTCTACGGGCCGGAGGAATGTTTCTCCATTGGGTATAAGGTGCGCCCCGGTGGTTATCGGATGCGCAGCGGTAAGCGTTACCTGCATGACTATGATTTGTATGAGTGGTCCCAGGTATTGCACGGGGCACATAAGCTCGCGCACCTCACGGGGGTGAAATCTCTCTCCGAAGGTGTCGGGGACATCTGGTACGATGAGTCTCGTTCCGGTGTCACCGACGAGGGGACCACTGTGCTTGATGGCGTGGAGTACAAGGGCATCCGTGTCGTGCGCGACGCCGAGTTCTGGGGCATGCCCCTAGGCACCCCCATCAAAGCCGGCATGCGTCCCCGCAGCGGCCAGACACCCACCACCGCACAGATCGCGGCCACCACCGCACCGGAAGGCGCCAGTGGGCCGGTCAAGCCCCAGCAGCTCCACGGTGGCCCCGGAATGCCCGCCAAGCCGGGCACACCCGGTGCTGCCGGCGCGCCCGGTGACCCTGCCCTAGCCCCGCTCGCGCCGCCCGGCCCCGGTGTCTCCAAAGCACTAGCCGCGCTGCATCAGCGGTACCAGGAACTCAATGAGCAGGTCCAGAAGACCCCGGCGTTCGGTGACTCCAGCCTGGCCGAGAACTCCCTGGCGATGCTCGCCCAGTTCGCCGCCCCCGGCGCTGATGTCCACGCGTCCACCGATGGGCAGCTCGCCGCCGTCCACGGAGGCGCCGGTTGGACAATCGTCGACACCGCCAATGCGGGCAGCGGCCTGTCCAACGCCGCCCAGATCCCCCCCGACGCGCCCCCCGACCAGATCGACGCCGCGCTGGATCACCTCACCCAGATCGGCATCCCCTGGGATGACATCGAAGCGCGTAAGAAGCGGTGGGCCAACGCCAAGCAGCGCAGCGCCGACCAGCAGGCCGTCCGCGACGTCCTGTCTCAGATCACCCCGTTCTCCGCCCCCGCGCCCGTCGGTGAAGTCGACGCGGCCGGCGCCCGCGATGACGCCGAATCGGCGATCGCCACCCAGGATCGTGACGCCCTCGCGGAAGCCCTCACGCGGATGGGTCTGCCGCCCGATCAGGACCCGCACGAGATGGCCGCCAGCCTGCTGGTGCTGCCATCGGAGGTCGCCGCCAAGCGTCTCGACGCGGTCGCCGCGCAGGCAGTGACTCCACAGGCCGGCGCTGCCCCCGATGGCGGGCAGCAAAAGCCGGGCGTCGCAGGACCGGCTCCGGCGGTTCCACCGGGGGCAGCACCGCACGCTAACCCGCCCGCGCCCGCCGCGCCCGTTAAGCCGAATCCGGTAGGCACCGCCCACGCCGACGGCACCACCACCGTGACGGCCGGTGCGAACACCATCCCCGGCGGTTACGACCTGCCAAAGACGCCGCCAGCCACTCCGGAAGCGCCGGCCGCGCCTGCTGATGACCGCAAGTACGGCACCCCGGTGCTGGTCAACACCTACGGCATCAAGCCCGGCAGCTACCCCACGGTGAAAGCCAGTGAGGTCCGCGCGGGTGACCACGTCATGCTGTCGCGCCACGATGGCGGCAAAGTCACCCAGGCCAAGCCGGGCCGCACCGGGCAAACACTGATCACCTACGACGACGGCACGGGTGGCGGCACCCAAACACGCGGGGTTAAGAACCGCTCTGCCCTGCCACTGGTGTCCGCCGGTACCCCGGCTGTCGACCCGAACAAGCCCCAGGCCGCGCCCGAGCACGAATACAAGCCCACCGGGAACCACAACGCCCCCGAGAAGCTGACCGACGCGCAGCTCGCGGCGGAGTCCGCCGCCGCGCACGAGCGGCACATGACGGCGCGGCGCAACAACCTGCCTAAGAACTCCCTGGAGTACTCCGACTCGAAGCTCGCCGCTACCCGCTTCGGTGACGAGTCGCGCCGCCGCGCCGCCGCGACCGTCGCCGAATCGACACCGGCCCCCGAAGTCGACGCGCACCCACTGGTCACTCCGGCCGCCCCCGATGATTCCGCTTTGCTCGCCCAACTGTCTGGGCATGTCAGTGCCCCGCATCTGTCCGCCGCGCTGGCGACGCTCGCCCGCGACCAGAGCGACCCGGCGCTCGCCCACGCGGCGACCATCGCCCGTGGCAGTTTGGACTCCCCGTCGGCGAAAACGCCGGAGAAGCTGGCCGCTGAACTGATCCGGGTTAAGAACCAGATGGCCGAGGCACCTGACTCGGCTACCTTGCACGCCACCCTGGACGGCCTTCAGCGCATCGTCGCGGCGCTGAAGGCCGACAACTCGAAGGTCCAGGTGGGTGGCAAGCCCCGCGCGGGTTCCCCGCAGCGCCAGTTGCTGCACGAGAACCTGGCCGAGTACACCCGCCACGTCCGGGGCGCGCTGCACGCCGACGAGAACCCCGACACCCCCGGTGACCAGCCTCCGGCGACCGCACCGGAGGACACCGGAGGGCCGAAGGTCAAGCCGGACCCACTGCGCCCCGCGCCGGGCCAGATCGACTACTCGGCAATCCAGAAGCGCAGTCACCCCGCCTACCGGGACGCCGCGCTGCGCCAGCTCGACGACACTGAGCTTGCGTCGGTCAAGCGGGAAGCCACCCGACGTGGTGGGCACGGCGCCAACATGGCCGACAGTGTCCGCACGGAGGAGATCCGGCGCCGCATCACTCCCGACGAACTGCGCAAGCGCGCCGACAAGACGGGCGGTGGCGCGTCTGACGGTGAAGCCAAGCGGATGCGAGACCGCGCCGACGACTACGAGCGCCGCGACGCCGCCGGCATCGGTCGCCACGATTTCGCCACGCTGCCGCTGGGTGAGCACCCGAAGGCACCGGAGTCCACTGGCGGGGAAGTGCCCGCCGGCACCCCGGACGGCACCGTGCCCGTGCCGCCGGAGGTCGCCGACTCCGCCCACCGCATCCGGGGCGAGGCCCTGGGTCTGTCGGACGGCCCCGACGGGCAGGAGGAGGTCACTCAGGAGGTCGCCGACCGCCAGGAGCGGGTGGCGGCACTGCTGGAGACCGGTGAGGCTGGTCTGGCTGACCAGACCGACCCGCAGCTGACCGAAACCCGCAAAGACCTCACTGACGAACTCGCGCTTCAGGACGAACTGCACCGTCGCGACACCGAACGCAAGCGGGAGGCAGCGACCCGGAAGGCGGAAGCCGGGGCGTCTTCCGTGTCGGCGACGGACGCCCCGGCCGGCCCGGAAGATACCGGCCCGAAGGTCCGTCCCGGTGTCGCGGGTGCCGCTGAGGATCTGGGCGATGCTCTGAACGCGACTCCGCGTGATGACGCTGCGGTCGCTGCCGCCGCTGAACGCTTCGCGAAGATGCTGCGCCGCCACGGGGACTCCACGGCCTTCGACGACATCCGCACCGCCATCGGCGACGGGGACATCCATACCGCCATCGCGTCCGGGAAGCTCAAGGCCGGCATGCTGTTTACCGCAGCCGGGGCGTTGCGTGAGCAGCGCCGAGTGAAGCGCAACGAGGGCGCGAAAGCCCGTCGGCTCGCGAAGCGCCTGGACCGCGACCGCATCAAGTCGCTGATCGGGTCAGTGGACGCGGAGTTGCGCCGCCGCAAGGGCGCGCCGGAGGATGGCAAGCGCGGCGCGGTGGACGCACCCCGCAAGGGTCCGGTTCCGAGCACCGCCGCGCCGTCCACTGAACCCGCGCCGCACTCGCAGCAGGTTCGCCGCGATGAGCGCGACGCCCGACTAGCCGCCGACGGCAACCGCGTTACCCGCGCTCAGGAGCACATGCGGGAAGCTCGCGCCGCCGCCGATGGTGGCGATTTCGAGGGCGCATTCGCTCACCTCGATCAGGCTCAAGAGCTGAATCCGGAGCGCCAGCGCCTGTGGGATAAAGCGCGGGGAATCGTCACGGGACAACGCGACCGCGCCAAGGGTGCACAATCGCCCCAGAGAGAGGGTGATGATCGTGGGAGTTCTGGCGAGGCAAGCCGAAGCGTGGTACCGGACGTACCAGCCGCAGGCGTACGCGGGGATCAAGGACAAGCAGACGTTCTTCGACGACCTGGCCGAGCAAGCGCGCCAGCAGATACAGCAGACAGCCGACCAACTGGCGGGGCCGGATCCGGAGGGGGAGAGCTACCCAGAGAAGCTGGGGCGCCTGAACGCCGCGCAGCAAGCGGCGACGGAGAAGGTGATGCGGGAGTTCCTGATGAGCCCGCCGCCCCCGAACGCCCCGGACAACGCGCTGCCACTGCCGGCGACACCGGACCCGTCGATGGTGCCGACGGAGGATCCGACGGATCAGGCGCTGACTCAAGCACTGGCGGACTTCCAGGCAGCCCAGGAGGAACTGAGGCAGCAGCACCGGGACAGCGCGAAGGCGGCGATGCCGACACTGCCGGAGCGCCCAGCGCACCTGACGTAACCGAAACTGATCAGCCCAGCGCCGACGTCGGGCAGGTCGATGCGATCCCCGACACCGGGGAGTCCTTTCACCCCACCGGCCTGGACGACTTCGCCCCGGCCGGTAAGAAGTCGAAGCTCGAAGCGAACCTCGCGGCGCTGCGCACCCTGCGCCAGTTGCAAGACGAACGCCGCGCCGCCACCCCCGAAGAGCAGGCCACGCTCGCGCGTTGGGCCGGCTGGGGTGGCCTGCCGGAAGTCTTCGACGACAACAAACCCGAGTACGCGAAACAACGAGAGGAGCTGCGTGGACTGCTGTCGGACTCTGAATGGGCAGAGGCTCGCCGCAATACCCTCAACGCCCACTACACCGACCCCCGCGTGGTGCAATCGCTGTGGAAGGCAATGGGAGATCTGGGGTTCGACGGTGGTCGCGTCCTCGAACCCGGCTCCGGATCCGGAACGTTCATCGGATTCGCACCCGAGCACGCCGACATGGTCGGAGTCGAGTTGGACTCGACGACAGCTGCGATCTCTCGTGCCCTCTACCCGCACGCGACGATAAGAAACGAGTCCTACGCGGCCACCCGGCTACCGGCCGGCTCGTTCGACGCTGCGATCGGCAACGTCCCCTTCGGTGACTTCGCCCTGACCGACCGGGTGCACAACCCCGGCCGCAAAATGTCGATCCACAACCACTTCATCGCCAAGGCCCTGGCTCAGACCAAGCCCGGCGGGCTGGTCACGCTGCTCACGTCGCGCTACACCCTGGACTCGAAAGACTCCGCCGCGCGTAAGAAGCTGGCCGAGCTGGGTGACCTGGTCGGCGCCGTGCGCCTACCCACCGGGGGGCACTCCCGGATCTCCGGCACCGACGTCATCGAAGACGCCCTGATCTTCCGACGCCGGGAGCCCGACGCGGCGCCTTTGACGTCGCAGGACTGGGTGAACTCTCACGATCAGGACATCAACGGCCACACGATCACCATCAACGACTACTTCACTGCCCATCCCGAGCAAATGTTGGGTGAGGTCACCGCAGAGAAGGGCCAGTACGGCACCGGGTCACTGATCGTCAAGGGTGACAAGACGATGGCCGACCTGCCGGCCGCGCTGGACCGGATCGTGGCAGCGGCGAAAGCCGACGGGATCACCGCGTCACCCCGCATGGAAGGCCTCACGGCGTTCACCACCCCGGATGATGACCGCCACGAAGGCCACATCGCCGCCCACGAAGACGGCACGTTCACCCAGGCCGAACAGGGCACCGCCGTGGCACTGGACGTGCCCGCCAAGCACGCTGAGGCGGTGCGTGGGCTGATCGGCCTCCGTGACACCCTGCGGTCTCTGCTGGCCGCTGAAGCGGCGTCGGTGTCGGACTCCCCGGACATCAAAGCACTACGCAAGCAGCTCAATGACCGCTACGACGCGTTCACCAAAAAGTACGGGCCGGTCAACCACTACACGCTGACCAAATCGGGGGCGCGCAAGCCCGACCCGGCGCGCAACCTGTTCCGCAAAGACCCCATGTCGGCGATCGTGCGCGCCCTGGGCGCCTACGACGCCGAGACCGGCACCGAATCCAAGACCAGCATCTTCCGCAAACGGGCCAGCACCCCACGGGAGATCCCCACCCACGCTGACAGTCCCGAGGACGCCGTCGCGCTGTCCATGGACACCTACGGCCGGGTGAACCTCCCCGCGATCGCCACCATGCTGGACACCGATGAGGCCGGCGCACGCGAGCGCCTGGGTGATCTGGTTTTCGAGCAGCCACCACTGTCAGCGGCCGACGCCGACGCCGCGTTCCGCGCCCACATCGAAGAGGCATCCGGGATCGCCAGCGACGGCGGGCGTTTCGGCGGGATCTCAGCGGGGCTGAACCTCGACGACGCCCCGGACACTTCCGCGCTGGACTCCGTCGGTGAGGCGGTTCGCTCCGAAGGTTCCCTGGAGCCGGCCGCCGCGTACCTGTCCGGCAACGTGCGCCGCAAGCTCGCCGCCGCCCGTGAGGCCGCCAAGCGTGATGACCGCTTCGCTAAGAACGTCACCGCGCTGGAAGCGGTGATCCCCCCGGACCTGGGTGTCGACGAGGTCGACGGGCGCCTGGGGGCCGCGTGGATCCCCGCTGACGACGTCCGCGCGTTCATGGTGGAGCTGCTTTCCGACGGCGATGACCCGTACCACTCCATCAAGGTCTCTACGTCAGGTGGCGGCATTTGGACCGTGGAAGGCGGCCAGTGGGGCACTAAGGCCACTGAGGAGTGGGGCACTGACCGGCTCTCCGCCGGGGAGATCATTCAGTCCCTGCTGGAGCAGCGGTCCATCCAGGTCCGCGACACCATCAAAGACGCCGACGGCAAGTCGAAGTCCTACCCGAACCTGGAGGCGACCACTGCCGCCCAGGCCAAGGCCGAGGAGTTGTCGGATCGGTTCTCCGAGTGGCTGTGGGAGGACTCCGATCGCACCCGGCGCCTGCTGGCCGCCTACAACAACCAGTTCAACGCGATCCGGTTGCGCTCCTATGACGACATGCCACGGGTGTTCCCCGGCATGGCCGACAGCTTCGACCCCTTCGATCATCAGGTGGGGGCGGTCAACCGCATGGTGTCCGAGCCGTGCGCGTTGCTCGCTCACGTCGTCGGCGCCGGCAAGACCGCTGAGATGGCGATGGGCACCGCTGAGCTGAAGCGACTGGGCCTGGCGAACAAGCCCGCCATTGTCATTCCCAATCACATGCTGGAGCAGTTCTCCCGCGAATACCTCCAGATCTACCCCAACGCTAAGGTCCTGGCCGCCGGTACCGATGATCTGGCTGGGGATAAGCGCCGGGAGTTCGTCGCGCGTGCGGCCACGGGTGAGTGGGATGCCATTATCCTCACTCAAAAGGCCATGGAAGCCATCCCGATGTCTCGCCCGGCGATGCAGGCTTACATTGACCGGGAAATGGCGACGATGAAAGCGCAGCTCGCGTCTGCGCAGGCGTCGGCGGCGGGGGACTCCGCTAAAGAGAAGACCGTTAAGAAAATGGAGAACTCGCTGATCAAGGCTGAGGAGGCCCTGAAGGCGAAGCTGGACAAGGTTAAGGATGCCGGGGTGAGCTGGGAGGAGACCGGCATCGACTACCTGTGTGTCGACGAGGCGCATATGTACTCCAACCTGCGCACCATCTCCAACATCCAGGGCGCGGGGGCGACCGGATCGGACATGGCGTCGGACCTGCACATGAAAATGGAGCACCTGCGGGCGAACAATAAGTCGGGCCGGGTGGGAACGTTCGCCACGGGCACCCCGATCCGCAACACGGTCACCCAGGCATACATCATGCAACGGTTCCTCGACCCTGAGACGTTGCGCGAGGCCGGTATTCACTCATTCGACCAGTGGGCGGCGACGTTCGGCAAGACCGTTGATGAGATGGAACTCAAGCCTGAGGGTACGGGGTTCCGCCAGACCACGCGCTTCGCGAAGTTCCGCAACGTTCCTGAGTTGCTGCGATTGTTCCACCTGTTCGCTGATGTGAAGATGGCCGATGACCTGAACCTGAAGACCCCGGACCTGGCCACAGGTGGGGTGCAGAACGTCATCGTGCCGGCGTCGCCGGAGTTGTCGGCTTACGTCCAGGAGTTGGGCCAGCGCGCCGAGGATGTCCGCAACGGCAAGGTCAAGCCCGAAGACGACAACATGCTCAAGATCTCCGGTGATGGTCGCAAGGCCGCCCTGAGCATGGCGCTGGTGGGAGAGAAGCACCAGCCGGGCAAGATCGAAGAGGCGGCCGACAACATCTACAAGATCTGGGATGCGAACAAAGACCGGCCCGTCCCGAAAGACATCAACGACCCCGCTGGTGGCGACGACCCGCCGCCGGGCGGCATGCAGATCGTGTTCTGCGACATGGGCACACCCGGCGGTGCCGGCATGAACGCCTACCAGAAGCTGCGTGACGAGCTGGCCGCCCGTGGCATGGACCCGAAGTCGATCCGGTTCATGCACGAGGCCAAAAACGACCGGGAGAAAGCGGAGCTGTTCGCCGCCGCCCGCAACGGTCAGGTCTCCGTGCTGGTGGGGTCGACGGAAAAAATGGGTGTCGGCACCAACGTGCAGCGCCGCGCGGTCGCGCTGCACCACCTCGACGCCCCGTGGCGCCCCAGCGATGTGGAGCAGCGCGACGGCCGAATCATGCGCCAGGGCAACACCAACAAAGAGGTCGCGATCTTCCGCTACGTCACCGAGGGCAGCTTCGACGCCTATATGTGGCAGACCCTGGAGCGCAAAAAGAAGTTCATCGACCAGATCATGCGCGGCAAGATGGGCGACGTCCGAGAGATCGAAGACGTCGGCGACACCGCCCTGTCCTACGCCGAAGTCAAGGCCCTGGCCACCGGCAACCCGCTACTCATGGACAAGGCGAAAGTCGACGTCACGGTCGGCAAGCTCACCCGCCTGGAGCGCCAGCACGCCCGTACCCAAACCAACCTACGGCGCGACGTGGTCTCCTACGGGGCCAACGCGGAGCAGGCCGACGCCGACGCCGCCGCCTACAACGCGGCGATCGCCAAGCGCACCGACATCAGCGGTGACAAGTACTCCATCAACGTCGCCGGCATCACCGCCCGGACCCGCGCCGACGGGGCGACCCTGCTGAAGTCGGCGATGCAGGATCAGATCCGGGAACGCCGCTACGGCTACGCCGGGTCGAAGCCCAAGCCGCTGGGCACCATCGGCGGTCACGTGCTGCTGGGTCAGCCGGAGGTCCACTACGACAAGCTCGGCACGAAGCGCTTTGGGATGACACTGTCCTGGGAGGGCCTGCCCGGCAACATCGTGCACATCAGCCCCAGCGACGTCGAGAAGCTCGGCGCGGGCATCAACACCACCCTGGCGAACTCGCTGAACAACCTGGAGTTCCGCCGCGACCTTCAGGTTGACCGGGCCGCGTCGCTGCGCAGCGAAGCCGCGACGATGAAGGCCCGCATCGGGGTGCCGTTCGCTCACGCCGCCGCGCTGAAGGAAGCCACGGCCGAGTCAGCACGGTTGCAGGCCGCCATGGAGGCCGCCGGCATGAAAGGCGACGCCGGCCCGCAGCAGGATGAGGCGACTAAGGGTCTAGCCACGGCACGGACGAAGGCAAGCGCGAAGGTCGCCCTCATGGGCCGGGGCAGCGCCGGGCCGGAAAAGGACCGCCTGAAGCGGTTCTCCATCCCCGCCGCGTCCCCGGATGCCGCCGCGTCCCCGGATGGCACTCTGGCCGCCCTGGGCAGCGGGAACAAGTTGGAAGTGTTCATGACGTCGGACGGGGAGCTGATCCCCCGACCCGATGATGCGCGCGGGGCCATCGACAACGTTCACGCCCTGCTCGACGACCTCGCGGCGCTGGACTTCCCGTGGGCCGAGGGGCACTGGGCGATCAACCGTCGCATTCAGCCCGGCTACAGCGGCGGCTACGAGGCCCCGGACTACTCCAAGCCCTATGAGGAGCGCGAGCGGATCCGCAAGGCGAAAGAGGCCGCGCGACAGGCCGAGGCGGACGCGGAGCGGGCGAAAATCGACGCGGTGTGGAAGCGTCACCTCGTGGTCGAGGAGAAGACGGCCGGGTCGCTGGTCGATGAATTGACGATGCTGCGCGCCGCTCGGCTGGGTGTCGAGTTCAAGCTGCGCGCGCAGCAGGGCCCCAAACCGTCGGACACCGACGCTGACGGCCCCGACACCGACGGGCCGGAAGATGTGGAGTCCTACGAGGACACCGTCATCGAGGGCTACCGCTACGTCATGGACGCATCCGGGATGCTCGTAAAGGTTGCCCCGTGCCCGGAGTGCGGCAACGACATCATGATCCCCGCCTACGGGATGGTCGGCACGGCGCCGTGCCCGTCGTGCGGCACGGGTGCATTGCAGGGCCGGGCGACCGCCACGGTGGGCTAGGAATTAGAGACGGCCCCGTCGGGGGGGATCGGGGCCGTCGGGCTGGGGCTACTTACCCCAGCGGGGGGACTTCCACTGTAGCTGACCCGGCGGCGTGTCGCTGCCGCCATTTGCGTCACCAGTGATCTACTGCGCGCAACGCGCCTGGTACTGACCGGTGCGAGTCCCCGAGCACGCTGGGGGTTCGCTTCGGCCTACCCGCTTCCCGTGCTCGAACACACACCGAGCGCAAGGGAGACGCGGCAGTGACCGCACCTACTCTCGACCGCCACGACAAAGACCTCATTGATCGTGGCAAGGTCGAAGTGAAGTCCATCAACGCACAAATGGACGAGATCACCAAGTCAGGTTGGCTCGACGGCGAAGGCAACATGCACGTCAAGCCCGAAGCCCTCACCGAGTTCAAGGCCCTGCTGGCCAAGGCTGAGGAGACTCACGGCATCGTCACCGCCCTGGAGCGCAAGGGCCTCCTGGACGAGTGGCTCGACGCCCCCGCCGGCACGCCCGTGGCGATGGGTGGATCCCCGGCCGGTATCGGCGTGACGGCGATGCCCGAGTATAAGTCACTGGGGCAGCGTTTCGTCGAGTCGGAGGCTTTCAAGGGCCACCGTGACTCCGGTTTCATGGACAAGGCGTTCGCCATCGAGGGCGAGGAGATTACCTCCCCCAACGGCGTGCAGTACAAGGATGTTCATTCCGGCAGCATCGGCACTGTTGTCCACCCTGGTTTCGGCACGGTGCAGCGGGCGCCGATGGTGTCAGCTCCGATGCTCACCTGGCGGGTGCGTGACCTGTTCCCGCAGATGAACACCAACTCGGTGATGATCGAGTTCATTGAGGAGCTGGGGTTCGTCGACGCGGGCGACAACGCGGCGGCGATGATTCCCGAGCGTGACGGGGTCTCTCCGCCCAACGACAACTTCGGCCTGAAGCCGAAGTCGCAGATCCACTTCAACATCAAGACCACGCCGATCCGGACTCTCGCCCACTGGGTGCCCGCGTCGCGCAACGTTCTTGATGACGAGCCGCAGTTGCGCGGAATCATCGACACCCGGCTGCTTTATGGCCTGCGGTTGGTCGAAGACCAGCAGCTGCTTCTAGGTGACGGCACGGGCCAGAACCTGCTGGGCATTTTCAACACGCCGGGTATCCAATTGTTCCCTTCCGGCGGCTATCACGCACCGACTAACGAGACCTACGTCGATGCTATTCGCCGGGGCGCCACGCGCGTCATGTTGGCGCAGTATGACCCGACCGGCGTAGTTGTGCACCCATACGACTGGGAGCGCATGGAATTGACCAAGGACACCCAGGGCCGCTATTTGGTCGCGGGGTCGGTCACTTCCGGTGCCGAGAAGCGGTTGTGGCAGATGCCTGTTGTCGCCACTCCGGCGTGTCCTGAGGGCACCGCTCTGATCGGCGCTTTCGGGTTGGGCGCGCAGGTGTTTGACCGCATGCAGTCCAACATCCGCACCGCTGACCAGCACGCGGACTTCTTCATTCGTAACGCCATCGTGGTCCTGGCCGAAGAGCGGCTGGGTTTGGCCGTCTACCGCCCCGCTGCCATGGTCAAGGTCAACCTGGCCGCCGCGATCACTCCCTGACCAGCGACTAGCACAAG